AATATTTAGCATATCTAACAGCGGTAAAACCATCCTGTATTCCTCTATAATATGCTTTATGAGAATTCATAATAGCTTTTGTTGTGTCAGCTGCTAATTTCCATCCTAATCTATAGTCAGGTAAAAATACTACATACCCACATCCAGCATAATATTTAGCTAGTTCTACTAATCTTCCTTCTGCTTTACTTCCACTAACAAAACCTCCTCCATGAAATAAAAATATTACTGGTTTGTTAAGATCATCTAATCCTACAGGGCTATACATATCCATGTATAGATTTTGAGGTAGATGAAAAACATTTATAGTAGAACCATATAATATATCAGTTTGAATCTGTATAGGATAAATGCTATCTGTATAGGTAGATGTTTGAGCTTTTACTATTATCCCTAATAATAAAATAAATAATATTAATGTTATTTTTTTCATAATATTTTAAATAAATGATGATGATCTCCAAGTTCCTCCTATAAACATAGCAAGAAAATATTTAGAAGCTGAAACATAAGGTTTAATTTCTCCTTCTGTGCCTGCCCATGTTGGTAAACCTGAACCTGTTGCTACTACTATTGATGAACTATGTGTTACTTTAAAAGCATCCTTTCTTGAATTATCTGCTATTCCTAACCCTACTATAAATGGACTAGTAGTTTCATTATGGGTATTAAAAGAGCCTATTACTGTTTGATATGAACCTGAAGCTATCGTGTTTGCTCCCCCTGCATGACTAGCCAAACCATAAGCTTTTGTTTTATATCCTTCTGCATGGCTACCCAAACCTGATGCTTCTGTACCAGATCCTTCAGCATGGCTAGAAGACCCATAAGTTGTTGTTGTTGATCCTTCAGCGTGGCTTGCATATCCTAAAGTTGTTGTTCCTTCTCCTTCAGCATGACTATAACTTTCCGATGTTTTTGTTGTTGATCCTTCAGCGTGGCTTGCATATCCTAAAGTTGTTGTTCCTTCTCCTTCAGCATGACTATAACTTTCCGATGTTTTTGTTGTTGCTCCTTCAGCGTGGCTTGCATATCCTAAAGTTGTTGTTCCTTCTCCTTCTGTGTGGCTGTAATCTCCAAGAGCTATTGTTGTTGCTCCTTCAGCATGACTATAAGAACCTGATGAAATTGCAATTCTTCCTTCTGCGTGGCTACCCAAACCTGATGCTTCTGTTCTATATCCTTCTGCATGACTATATGAACCTGAAGCTATTGTTCCTGCTCCTTCTGCATGGCTACCCAAACCTGATGCTTCTGTAGTAGATCCTTCAGCATGACTATATGAACCTGAAGCTATTGTGCTTAACCCTTCTACATGCGCTCCTTCTGCTCCTGGTGCTACTATTGCACCATACCCTTCTGCATGGCTATAATCTGCCTCTGTTACTGTTGAATATCCTTCTGCATGTGAAGAAACTCCTTTTGCTATTGTATTTGAACCTTCAGCATGTGTATATTCATTTTCGGCTAATGTATTTACTCCTTCTGCATGGCTATAACTTCCTGATGCTATTGTAGCCCATCCTTCTGCGTGGCTACCCAAACCTGATGCTTCTGTTCCTACTCCTTCAGCATGGCTAGAAGTTCCAGATGCTAAACCCCCAGGAAAATATGTGGTTCCAAATCCTACAGTATAATATCCTCCTTCAGCATGGCTACCAATATTAGTAGCTGATGATTTTATCCCTTCTGCATGGCTAGATATTCCTGAAGCTGTAACTAAAGTTCCGTTTTCTAATCCTGATAGATTTGAATTTAATTTTAAGGAAGAACCTCCTAAAAAAGCACCACTATAATTAAATTGTATTTGAGTATTTGTTCCTCCAGGTTGAGTTGCTACAGATGAAGTAGAAGTATAATATAATTGTCCAGAAGCTGAGTCAAATGCTAGTATATTAGATTTAGAAGATGATGCTAAAGATATCATATTAACACTGCCTGAAGCTATAAAACTTCCTGATGTTGTTAAATTGTTGATTATTGCATCTGTTGTTTGAAATATATTTGCCATTTATGAATTATTAAAAGGTGTTGCTATCCAAAATACTGGGTTGGTTAATGAAGAATTACTATTTGAATTTATTACGAAATTACTAGTTGCTTGGCTTTCTATTGTCCATGATCTACTATCTGATTTTTGTCCTAAAACAGATATAGAATAATTTGTATTTGAGAATGCTGTTCCAAAAGTTACTGATGCTGTAAGAGGTGTTCCTCCAAAAGAAGCTATTGACGCTGTTCCTGCTTTTGTTGTACTACTTCCTCCTGAACCTGTTGATACTGTAAGAGGGAATGTTGAACCATCTCCTTTAGTAAATGTTAAAACGTTTCCACTAACACTACCAGTAGTCATAAATGAACCTGTATTAACAGCAGCACTACCTGTTGGAACTGCTTGTGTTGATATAGAACCTGTTGCATCTGCAACTACCATTCTTACTCCTGTTCCTGCTAAAACTGGAAAGTTAACTCTATTTGTTAATCTTTCTAAAAATATAGTATTATCTATAAAACTACCAGTATCATCATAACGTCTGAAAGCATAATTATCATCATTATCTATAAAATGGGCCCATCTAAATGATGCTGTTAAACTACCTGTGTTTGTTGCTAAAATTATTCCTGCTGATTTACCTGTATTTCTTGAAATTAATACTCCAGATGATGAGATTGAATTAATTCCTATAAAGTGTGGGAAAAGAGAATTCCATGTTAATTCAGCACTACTTGTTAATTGTCCTCCTCCTTTACCAAATGGTATAAAATCAACTTCAACACTTTGACTATAATATGAAGCTGTTTGAGCTAGAAATGCTAAAGAAGATGTTAATGCAAATAATGAATTTGAAGACCATGAAGCAGTACCTACTAAATTTCCTTTAAATGATCCAGTAAAACTACCAGACATAGAACCAGTTGCTTGGATAAAATCAACTGTTGTTAAACCTGTTCCTTGATTATATCTTAAAGCAGTAGCTCCACCAAAAGTTCCAGAATTATTATACTGAATCATTGTATCTGAACCTGCAGGTACACCACTTCCACTTGAAGCAATAGATGAACTTAAAACATAAGATAATTGACCCGATGCAGTATCATAAACAACTATATATTGTCTACTTTGTGATACTAAATTTCTAAATATAATAGTTGATGAACCACTAACTATTAAACTACCTGTTATAACTTGATTGCCTCCAAAATTATTAGAAGCTGTTGTAGCGAAACTTGAAGACTTAGCGTTAAAAACAGGATCTATTTCATTATAAAATGATGCTGTATTTGATAATAAAGCATAAGAGGCAGTATTTGATAATAAAGCATTTAAAGCCCAACTCGAAGTACCTAATAATGAACCTGTTATAGAACCACTAATAGAACCTGTTGATTGGATTAAATCAATTGTTGTTAATCCTGAAGATGAATTATATCTTAAAGCAGTAGCTCCACCAAATGTTCCATTATTATTATATTGTAATTGAGTATTTGTTCCACCTGGAGGTGTTAATGAACCTGTTCCTCCTGAACTTGCACTTGAAGCATAATAAAACTGACCTGAAGCAGAATCATAAAATATAACATTTGGTCTAGTTTGATTTAATAAACCTTTAACTGTTATGCTTGAACTTATAAATACCGATCCGGATATATTTTGATTATCATTGAATTGGTTTGATCCTGTTGTAGCTAAAGAAGAGGATTTAGCATTAAAAATAGGATCAATTTCGTTATAATAACTTGCTGTTTGAGAAGTTACTACATATGATGATGTTAAAGCAGTGTTTGCAACAGAAGCACTTATAGCCCATGAAGATGTACCTAGTAGACTTCCTGTTAAAGAACCACTATATGAACCAGTAGCTTGTATAGAATCTATTGTAGTTAAACCTGTAGCAGGATTATATCTTAAAGCAGTTGCTCCTGCAAAATTGCTTTGACTATTATATTGTATTTGTAAGTTAGTTCCACCTGGAGGCGTTGCTCCTCCTACTGAAGTACTCGAAGTATAAAATAATTGACCTGAAGCAGAATCATATGTTACTATATATTGACTACCTGTTGGTAAAAATCTAACTGTTAAACTACCTGAAATTGATACTGAACCTGTTATACCTTGACTACCTGAGAATTGATTTGATCCTGTTGTTGCTAGCGATGATGATTTATTAACAAATATTGGATCAACTTCATTATAATATGAAGCTGTTCTAGCATTTGAAGCAGTTACTGCAAATTGAGATTGTGAAGCATAGCTAGCAGATATTGTATAAGAGGCCGTATTTGCCCATGAAGCACTAGTAGCATAGTCTGCAAAACTTGCAGTTAAACAATGTAAAGCCCATGAAGCAGTACCAAATAAACTACCTGTTATAAAAGCGTTTAACAAATAAGTAGATCCACTGGCAACTATTGTATAAGCAGCAGTTTCACCGTTTAAAGCGCGGATAATGGCCAGAGAATGAGTAGCAAATATAATTTGTCCATCTACTATTCCTCCAGTTGGTATTGTATTTAATGGCATTTAGATTTTGTTATAAATATTGATTACTTAACTCAAATTATTATATACCTTTAAAATATCTTCTACAATTGGGTGGCGATGATTTGTTTTTAATGTAACAACCTCAAACCCATCAATTTCTTTCATACTTCGACATATATAATCAAAACCTGATTGTTTCTTATCTTTAAGATCTATTTGGTGGCCATCACCACATATTATCATTTTTGAGCCATGACACATTCTAGTTAGTATTAATTGCATTTGACTATCTGTAACATTTTGACCTTCATCTAATATTATTAAACAGTCTGTAAAATTGCGGCCTCTAATAAAACCTAGTGGTATAATTTCTATTTGTCCTTCTTCAACACATTTATCAATTTTTGCTTTATCATATAAGCGATTCATATTATCAAAAACAGGAGCTGTAAATGGGGCAAGTTTATCTTCTTTTGAACCAGGTAAAAAGCCGATATCTTCTCCTGCTGTTACTGTAGGGCGGGCTATAATAATTTTTTCAATGTCTCTTTTAAAAAGTAAATCAAGTGCTACTTGAGCTGCAACTAAAGATTTACCAGAACCTGCTTGTCCTCTTAAAACTGTAATTGTATTTTCTAATATTTTTTGTTTTGCTTCTTTCTGTTCTTCATTCAAAGAAATTTTAAATTGTATTGGATTTTTTGGTTTTCTCTTTTGGTTAAAACTATCCATTTTATGAAATTTTATCAATGATAAATATTAAAATATAGATAAAAAAAGCCGAACCTTACGGGGTTCAGCTTTTTCAATTTTAAGTTAAAAATATACTACTAAAGTGTATTTAATCCACTTACATAGATTTTTGCATAGTATTCAGGACGCAACATCTTCTTAGCATATCTAGTTAACAAACCTTTTCTTGGTGTGAAAGTGTTTGGATCATATACTAAAGGTGTCATAATCAACGGAATATAAGGTGCAAATACAGCTCCTGTTTCCAAGAATTGTTTTCCTCTGTAACCCAACAAAATAACATTTTCAGTCATATATGGGTTTTTGTAGCATGTAAAGCGGCCGTTAAATGAACCTGCTTTTTGTGCTCCAAAAGCATATTCCATTTTTTCAGTGTCGCCACCTGAATTATTTGCAAAGCCAGGCATTGCTTCCATGATAGTTCCAATTGTTGGAGAGAATACCATGAAATTTGCTCCACCTCTCATTGTCAATTGGTGGATTTTGTTAGACAACTTCTGAACTTTAGTTCCTAATGTTTGGAACCATTGACCTTGGCTATTGTAATAACCTAAAGATTGAGTGAAATCAGTTCCACCAGCGTTTAAAGTTGTATTATTAATTGCTGACCATTGTTCTGTACCTGCAGCTGCATCTTCAATTAACATTTCCAAAATTTCCAAATCAATTTCCATAGAAATATATTCAGACATAATGTTTGTTAATTCTGCTTCTGCGTCAATGTTCTGATATGCATTCAAATCTTGTGCAAACTCAGGAGTCCATACTGCCTTCAACTTTTTAGTCTTAGCTACGATGGCTTGTGATTGCATTGAAATGTTAATTTCAGGAATACTGATATTAGTTGAAGATAAACTGTTTGGTGAAGCATATGAAGATGAATCTTCAAAGTCACCTCTGTTATTATCTGCTGTAATTTTATTCCAATAAACTACCCATGTTGTAGCAGGAACAATTGTTGAACCAGTTACAAAGAATGTTAATGTAGCATTAGTGTAGTTATAAGTTGTAAATTGAGCTAAATTTTCAGCTGCTGTATAAGTTGAACCTGAAGTTATTACAAAAGCTCTTACTGCATCCGGATCAAATCCTGTGAATGAAGATGAAAGAGGAATTGTAACTTTCTTAATAGTTCCTGCTGCTGCTGAAGCTGAGTAAGTTGAGTCAAAATTTACTTCTGACCAAGCTGCTGAAGCTGAAGCTACACCACCTACTGAAGATGAAACACTTGAACTAAATTGGTTTGTTGAATATGCAAAACGACCAGCACCATATAAACCACCTGCTGTTGCAGTTGATTGGAATGGGAATTGACCTGAAGCATTTCTTGTACCATACAATGATTGACCTGCTGTAAATGGATTCTTTGTGTTGTTGTATTGAAAATCCAAGAAGAACACAAGACCAGAAGGTAAATTCATAGGTTGAACAGAAACAAATTCTTTAGCCATAATTTGACCAAATACTTTACGAACTAAAGGTAAAGCGATACCAGCCCAGTTTTCTGATTGACCAACTGTGAATGATCCTGCTCCTGCACCTCCAGGTGTAATGTTGTTTTCTACAACCAACTGTTTTGCTTGATTTTCAAGCATAAGAGATAGATTGTTCTTATCGACCTCTGCCAAACCTTTTAAAAGGCCTGTTTTTTCCCATTTTTGGGATAATCTAGCTGCATCGCTTTGAAGTGATTTCCAAGGGTTTGCAGATTCTAGTAATGATTGAATTGTTGTTGCCATTTTTATGGTTTTATTTTTTTGTTTTAATTTTATTATTTTATACCTGCAAGTTTTTGCCATCTTGCAAACTGGTCATTTACTTCCATAATTGGTTTTTTAGTTCCAATTGATGAAATTGTTTTTGAAGCCATTCCTTTTATTACTGATTCACGGAGGTTGCTTTTAGTTGTTACTGTTTTTAAACCTTCCATTAATGTGTTATAAACCAATTTTGCTTCTTTTATTGATGTTGTTTTATCAAATGAGTTAAGAATTTTGATTTTCTGAGATTCAGTTAAGTTATTTTTGGCTTTGAAAATTTTATTTGAATACAATAGTTTTGCGTTAAACAAATTAACTTCTTGAAGGTCCTTTTTAATTTTTCGTATTACTTTATGGGCCTCAGCTAATTGTTCTTTCATCTCTAATGCATCATCTACACTAATTTCATGTTCATTACCATATTCACTTACATTTTCATCTTCCATTGTTAATTCATCTAAATTAACATCTTCATCATCCATTGATAAATCCATTTCTGGTTCACCTACTGGTACCCCAGTTCCGTCCATCCCAGCTTCTGCATTTTCCAATTCACCAGTCGCAACCATATCTTTTACAACATCTTCGATGTATGTTTTAAGATCTTCTTCTGACATATCTTCGATTGAAACTTCTTCATCATCCTCTTTCTTAGCTTTTGGCTTAGGATCAGCTTTTGGTTTAGCGTCATCTTTTTTAGCTTTTGGCTTGTCTTCATCAGACTTTGGTTTTGTTTCTTTCTTAGGTGCGTCGTCTTTTTTCTCGTCGTCATCATCCTCAGCTTCGTCGATTTCTTCTGATTCTGCTACGATTTCTGTTTCTTCCATCGCCTCTTTACCAGTTTCACCATCTAATTCAGCTAATAGTGCTTCAAGATTCAACTCTTCGTCAGTTGTTTCAACTTCATTTTCTAAAGTTAAATCTTCTACATCTGTAATGTCATCTTCTGCATCCATTTCTTCTAATTTAGCGGCGAATCTTTCTCTGAGTGCTGGAGTAAATGATTCTTCAAGTGTTTTTTTAGCATTAGCTAATGCTACTTCTTTGATTGCCTTTGCGTCGGAGATTGCCTCTTCAAACAAAGATGATTTTGTTTTTGCCATTTTTATCCTTATTAATTTTTTAGGAAACTATGCTTATTAAATATTGAAGCATAATGAAATTATGATTGTTGGATGGAACATATATGGTTCCATATTCTAGTGATACATATATGAAGATATCTATTAGTCGCGAAATAGAAAAAGAAATGCTTCCTTTTTAGGGGAAGCATCGACTCAAGAATACTATTCAAGAGGGGGCACTGTTACCAAACGGGACAAGAGCCGTTTGCACATAATATTTCAGTAATAATAGAATTTACTGAGGAATATATATTAATATTTGAATTATTTTTATTTTCATTCAATCGGGCATAAGAACCATGATTTGATGGATTTGATACTGCATCTATGGTTACAAATGAAAAGTCATCTTGAACTTCCATTATTTCGCCCTTTTGTTCCAACGATCCTTCACCACGAGTACTAAAACCAACCGCTAACCCGTTTCTTAGATATGAGCCGAATATGCGACCTGCTTCATTTCCTTTAGGGCCCGGATCTGAAAATACTTCAATGTTTGCTTTTACTAAGTTTCCCTCCCACCATAATTTACGAATTGCATGGCTACCGTTTCTTAAGTTAATTATTGTGGAATCAGGATGGTCTAACTCACCTACTGTTTCAGTAGTGCGTTGATTTATTTTTTCATTAAATTTTTCCAACTCTCTTACCCACAACTCCTTTGGATAAACTCTACCGTTACCATTTTTGTCTTCGGCTGTTATAACCAATACATCTTCAAGCATTATATTGCCGCCACTATCTTTACCATTAACCTCTCTAAGGTTTTGGTTGTTTGGTTTAAATAATATAGGCGCTTCTATTAATAGTTGTTTCATGTTAATAAATATTGTTTATATATCTAAACCACCTCTAACTCTTACTTCAACTTTGTAGTTATCACCTTTTTCACTAACTGATATACTGCGTCTTGAATAGCTACCTCCTGGATTTCCTTCTACTCCATGAGATGAATATGTTAAGTCGTTATCTAACTCCTCTTCAGTTTTGAGTAAAGAATCAGGATAATTAACTTCAGATTTTGGAATAAGGAGGTTAAAATCAAGACTATATGACTCTCGATCCCCTTCACCCTTCACTGATGATTTATCTAAAAATTTTGACCACACATTATCTTCTCCTTCAGAATAAACTCTTGCTAAATTTAACCATTCATCGTTATCAATACCTTTATCCATTTTTTCATAGTATCCTAAATCTTCAGTGCTGCTGTCTTCACCCTCACCTTCATATTCTTTTAAAGATTTTTTATATGCTGTTATATATGCATCAGGAACTATAGCTCCTATTTTATCATCTTTAAATTTAGATTTAAGTCTCTTTCCTTCAAAGGTTTCATCATTATTATTATATTTAATAAATTCTAGAGTTTCATTTTCAGATGATAATATATCTCCTTTTTCCCAATTTTTATCTTTATTTTCGTATATATCCCAACTACCTGCAGGATTAGTATCATCTTCTTCATCACTGTTATAATCAATTAACCTTTGTTTAATTTCAGGAGTTAAATCTTTCCAGGGTGTATTAACCCAATTTGATGCATTAAGTTTAGGCATAGCATCTTTAAGAGCTAAGGCTCTTATCTCCTTATCCCATTTATTCCAGTTGATTTGAATTCTGTCGTCTGAATCATTATCTTCACCATATTCTTTTAAATTTATACCTGATGATGTATTTATATTTTCAGCATCCATCATAAATATTCCTGGGGAATCATCTTTTTTATAAGTTATATAACCTAAAACTCCCCAATTTCCTGGTTTTATTTTATTAGATATAATTGTAACTTCTTCATTATTAGTTCCTATTTTAATTCTATCGCCTGTTTTAAGTTTGAGTAATTGATGATCTCTTGAAGACATTTCTTCTTTAATAACTTTGGATATTATTTTTCTCAACTTTGATTCTTCTAAATAACCATCTAAACCTCTAGTCCCACCTGCTGGGTCCATATCGTCATCATCTTCATAATTATATCCTTTAGTCACCTTATATATATTCCAAGGTAATTCGTCGTCACTGACATCCATAGTGTCAATATGTTCAACTGTGTAACCAGCATCTTCTAATGCTTGTTTTGAACCATTTTCTATTTGTGAACGACGGTTAAAATATGTGTCTGCTTGGTCGTCATTTAATTTTTCTAAATCTGGAGCTAGATTTAGTACTTCATTTTCTTTAATCAGTGACTCAGATAACTTGAATTTAAAATTTTTTTTTGATTCGTTTAATTTTTTAGCTCTAACTGTTTTCCATTTTTGGTTACCTGCAGCAGTTTTAGTAACACCTTTAGATGACTGAGCATCTATTGACATTTTCTTAACCTTCTTAGGGTCACCTGTTTTAGCTTCTTGGTTACCTAATGTCGCCTTAACATTTGCTTTAATTTTATCTACCAAACCATCTGGTAAGTCGCCATAACCGCTTGATTTATGAACACCTTTAGCTACACCAGGAACAGGTAAACCAGGTTGTTTGTTAATATCAGCTACACCTAATCCCTTTGTACCAAACTGACCGTTTTTTAAATAGTAGTTTATATCTTTGAACATGTTTTTAGCTACTATATCCAATAATTGATCTACTGTTTTATCTTTGTTGTCTGGATCCTTGAGTTCTGTATAGTAGCCGTTTAAGAACGACTGACCATAAACATTGTCGATTGTTTTTGCTTTAGGATCGTAGGCGTGTTTTTGTGTATCTAATACTTCTTTTGAAGTTTCTTTTTCAGTTGCTTTAATCCCTTCATTCAAGCGTTCTTTTAAATTTTCATATAATGAACTATATTTTTCAGGAGTATCAGTAACATCTCCCCAATCTAAATCATAATTTGATAATATTTCAGCAACTTGATCAACTGATATTTTATTAGATACTTCACCTAATTCCATTAAAGCATCTGAAGCATCTTCAACAATATCTTTTGCTTTATCAGCCATGTCAATTAATTCTTCAAGTGATATTAATGATTTAATTTCATTAATATTTTTACTAATATTTTTCTTAAAGGTTTTTACCCAGTCAGTAGAATCAACTTTTTTCTTTTTAGTAGTTGATTTATTTTCCACTATAATCCCTTTATTTTTAAGTATACTTACTACTTGAGGATATTGGTTTTGTATCAAGTTATTAATTAGGTGGGGAAACAACATCTTAGCTTGTTTCATCAGTTGGGCTTTTGAACCCTTACCTTCCTCAATTAAATTGTATTCGTTTTGTAATGTTGTCATATTTTTAATCTTTAAATAATTTTATTAAGTCATCTAAATAACTACTTGCAATGTCGGTTCCGTACATAATGTCATAGTTTGGGTTGGATTTATAGGCATCAACAGTTTTCTTTTTTGCTCTTGCAATCATTGGAATTAATTCGTTCAATTTAGTTTGTATAACCTGAAACCCTTCTAATCGCTTGTCTATGAAATTTTTTAAATCTTCTTCTTCATTTAGGTGGTGGTGCCAAAGCTGCTTAAAGTCAACTATTTTTGATTGGAATTTTTTTTTTGATTTATTTTTAGTTGTTCGTTTGAATGCAAAAGGGGTTGCGTAGTTTTCTGATTGACCTGGTGTAAAGCTTCCTCCGCCAGATCCTGTTGTAGACTCTTCAGATAATACCTTTTGAATTAATTCTCTAAGTTTTAACTTATCCATTTAATCATCATTCCAATCTGCTTTAAAATTTTTCATTTCAACTATAGCTGTTAAAAAAGCCATTACTTCAGTTTTATAACCATCTGTTTGTCTATCTTCACCAAAAGCGGTATATATATCTAAAAAATAAAGTCCCTCTGGTGATTTTATTATTGTAACCATATCTTCATGATCATCATCCCAACCCTCCATAGGTGCTCTAAATCTTCTTAATATTTCACCACCATAAAGTTCTTCATCTTGATCTATATCTTCCTTTCTATCTTCTTTCCAACCTGAAGGAATTCTTGGACCTGCTTCATCTAAATTTTCATCCACTTCAGGTTTTGATAATACATCATCATATGTTTTTTCAACAAATTCCTTCTTTAATTTTTGACAATATTTTATGATGTCTTCTAAATAAAAAACACAATCTTTTGCATCCATATCAGAATTCTCTATATCATTATCTATATCGTCAAGAATACCCATTTTTTGTTCATCATTGATATTCTCCTTAATCAAACCTGCCAATTTAAGCATTCGCTTGTTTTGAAACAATGTTTTCTTCTTTTGTTCTGTTAATTTGTTTTTCATCGATTTATTTATTTATTTATTTATTTATGTATATTTTTTAATTCTGCTAACATTTCATAATATTGTAACAAGGAAACCAAATGGTCATTGTTGATTTTATCCCCTTTACCCAAAGGCGACAAAATGTTAATGGTTTCGTTCAACTTAATTTGTGTCACCTTGTCAGTAACAACTTTGTTTAATTTAGTTAATTGTATCTTTATTTCACCCACCTTTGTATTATAGAATTCCTTTAATTTAGGGGCGCTGTCAACTGCGCTTATAAACTCTTTTAAAACGGATTTCTGATTATGGTCTAAGTCTGCATATTTTTCGTTGAATTTGTTTAAAATCAATTTATATGTCAGTATTCGCAAATCTTTGTCATATGTTTTAAATTCCTCCAAAATTGCATTACCTTTATCAACTGCTTTAGATATTGGTGCAGCACATAAATGTTCTAATAATGTATTCTTGTTAGTTATAATCTGATTTGTGTTTAGTGACTGATTTTCAAGCAAGTTATATATAGAGGCATGAACTTTATAGTTTAATAATTTAGTTTTGAAAAAGGATTCTAGTGAATAATTTTCTGATATTTCCTTGACTAAATTATATTTTTGACGCTTTATCACCGTCTTGTTTAATTTTTGAGAACCATCAATAATTGCGTTGATTATTATATTTGCTTTACCCTCTGATAAGTTTTTATGCTTAATTAGTGTTTCGTATAATTTATATTCTTTACCTAACTCCGTTTTAACAAAATATTTTTTGAGGATTGGCAACGCTTTGGAATCTTTACCCGCTAATGTATCGGCTGTTATATTAGAGATTAATAACTCAAATAATATTCCTGTATTCTTTAGCTTTGAATGAGCCATTTATAGATTTTGTTATAAATATGTGAAAAATTTTACTCCTTTAATAAATTTTCATCTAATAATGATTCAGTTTCATACATAGACTTTTTAAATACTTTCTTAGCCATCCCTTCGATCAACTTCTTATTTTTAGCATAAATAATTGCTGCGCTTTCTAATGCAAGTGGTTTTGAATCTGCTTTAGCATTTGAGGGCTGGTCATCTTTTTTCATATCAGCTACCCCCAATCTATCTTTACCAAAGTTGTCATCTTGAGTATTACGATCGGTTGGTGACTCTTCAGGACGACCCATTTCAAGATCTTTATCATATCCAGCAGGTAGGGACGCATCTTTATAACGACCCATACCATATGCTTGAGCTAAGTCATGTGGTGTTCCATATGATTTACCTGTTATTGTTGGGTCGTTTCCTTCTTCTCCAATTTGTTTCAACCTAAAGTCGCGTTTTGCGTCCTCGCGAATTAAATCTCTATATTCATCAAATTCATCTTGTGAAAAGTGGAACACATTATCATAAATCCAATCAGTAGGTAATATCTTCGCTTCCATAATCGACTTTGCTAAATCAACTTTTGCAGTCAGTAAAGCAATTCGTTCTTGGTCATATATAATAGATGGTGTTGTTAAATTTAACTCAAAATTGGTTAATGACTCATTTGTATAACCTTGAGTATATAGGTGAACTAAAGCAATCTTATATAATTCTGATAATACTATTCTTTGTATTCTGTCAATTGTACGAGCAAAGCGAATATCTTCTGCTGCTAAAGTAGCTTTACCTGTTAAATCCTTTTCGTATCCCATAAATGCTTTAGGTACCTTTAGCGCTGCAAACAACTTATCTCTTAGATATTCAACATCTTTTATACCATCATATTCTAATCCCTTTGTTGTATCAATTTTAGTTGCTGAGTCGTTTCCTCTAACTGGTATATAAAAATCTTCTAACATATTTTGCATGTTAAATTTAAGATTGTAATCACCTGTTGTAGGGTCCATTAACGAAGTTCTTTTCATTGTCGTAATGGTTTTTTGCATAAAGTTTTCCACTTCGTTTGGTGGAATAGAACCTACATTTATATAAAATACTCTCTTTTCAGGAGCCCTTACTATTCTGTGAATTAACATTGCATCCTCCATCATAGCATACTGTTTATATAATCTACGAGCGGGTTCTATAAATGCTCGGCCATAAGGTAGATAGTTAACATCTGTTAGTAGGCGAAAGTGAGCTATTTCATAGTTGTCAAAGTAGATTCCATTTGTATCAACTTTTTGAGGTACAACTCCATAAGCATAACTACTTACAGCTAACCCTTCAGGACTAAATCTAAAACGGACTGATGATAAATTTTCTCTATCATATCCTTCTTGACGCTCTATATGATATGCAGTATAGGGAATAACATTGTAGACTCCAAATTTTTCTGCAATTTCCAACTTTAAGAAAAAGTCTCCATATTTACACATTTGGCGAATCCAAGACCAAAGATTAAATTCAATATTCAGTACATCATAAAAAAGATTATATAACAACTTTTGAATGTTTTCATCAGACGATCTAATCTGTAACACCTCACCAGTTTCATTTTTAAGAGTACATTCATCAGACACTATATCCAACACTGAGGCAATAATAGCATCTCCATCCATAACATCATAATCTGAATAGATTTGGGGTCTTAAATATTGGTAATTTAATGTTATCTGGTTGCCATATAATGAAGTACTATTTGGTGAGTAGATCCTATTATATTTATCTAACATTGAGTTAGTTGCTATTTCTCCTGATCGTTGAATTGCATTAACATCCATTACCTTAATACCATCTTCACCCTGTTGGCGGATTATAACATCCGTACTAAATAATCTTTGGAGCCTTGCGAATATACTTTTATCTGCCATTTTTTAATATTTTAAATGCTTTTTTAATATCCTTCATTTTTATTCTATCTCCAGGTTTATCTTTAGGAGTATAAATATCTTTAGCTGTTAATGGAATTTTCTTTTTCATAAAAGCCATGTTAAATCTTCTTTGTTACCGTTGATTGAAAAATTTTGATAGGGATTATTTATATCAATTGTTGAGTAAGAACCTTTATAACCTATTTTTTGTGTTGAGATATTATTTAAAGTAGCTCTAGCTAAATCTTGGTGTTGTTGTTTATATTTAAGGCTGGTATCTCTTAAAAACATTGCAACCCCCATAGGCATTACTAAATCGTCATTATAGCCACTTTGTGCTTCAGCTCTGCCATTTTTCCAAATAAATACTTTCATTTCTTCAACCAATCGTTTTGAGCGAATTACAACCGATTTATCTCCAACATATTCTCTAAATTTACCAACTACTAATGGTCTTGTTTTTAATGAGTTGGTAAAACCAGCTACTAAATTAGATGGATCTCTATAACCTTCAACAAATGAATCAGCTGAATTTGTTGCTTCTCCTTTAGCTGAATAGTATAAATTTCTGTAACCTAAATCTTCAACTTCTCTAACTGTTGACCAACCAATCCCTGTGTTTTCAATTACCAGTAAAGCTTGATTATATTCATTACCTACTCCTACTAAGATATGGGCAAATTCTTTAGTATCCACTTGTCCTTTATATTCAGCAACTTGAGTATTACTTTCAATATCTATAACATGGAATGAAGAAAAATCTTTCCCGTCACCCCTAGCCACATCTGCAACCATTAAATATTGGCGACTGAAGTCAGGATATTCCCAAATCCAATAGTTTTTATCCATTCCTCTTCTCTCAACAGCCTCTTTAACAGTTGTGGTTGTTATAAAGTCAATCCATTCTGAAAAGAATACAACATCTCCTGATGTATTAAAGTCACAATCACACTCCTGTGCTGCAATTCTTGGGTCTCCTAATTCACTATCTTGTTTATCTCTCCATGCTTGATTTCTTTCAGGATGGAGATGCCAAGGTAATTTGATAGGCAAAAAGTCGTTTTCTCTTGATTCCGCTTTTGTAAATGTTTTATGGAACCAGTTACCAGTACCAAAAGGAGTAGACAATATAATTGCTCCTCCTCCTGTTGCTAATGTTTGTTGAGCTGATGCCCAAATTAAGTCAATCCCTTCAATAAATGCTGCTTCATCTATAATTAACAATGAAACTGCTTCAGATCTACCTGCATCACTTGCAGCTGAAGTAGCTTTGATTTGGCTACCATTCTTTAATCTAAGAGTCAATTTATTTTCTTCCTCCGCTTCCACTCCCTTTGTTAACCATGAAGGTAAATTGTTAAACATAAATTTAACTTTGGTAACCATGTTCTTAGCAGTTTCCTGCTTAGTAGCAATACAGAGAATATTTTTATCTTTATGAAACAACATTAACCATAAAGCGTAACCAGCACATAAAGTAGAAATACCTAACTGGCGAGATTTGTTGATAATTGACTTATCATTTTCTAGCCAAAGGTTGATAACTTTTTCTTGGAATGGAAATAGATTAAAGGAAATTCGGCCCCGAGTTGGATGCTGGATGAATGTGTACTTCTTCATAAAATGAATAGGACTTTGGTAACAAAGAATATATTCTTTGCGAATAATTTCCTTAATATTATCTTGTTGACTCATTTTATTTTATCTCTATACCATTTAAATCCACCCGCTGTTTATTTTTTTCCTATCTTTCGATATATTCTTATATTGTAGTTTGGAGCTGCAGAACCAAGTATATTGGCTCCAATTCCAAATAAATAACCATTTTTTGTCTTGTAAGCTAATTCAGGACCAACTCCTAGTATATTTAACTCCTTTGTTCCATTAATTCCTAATCCTATATATAATTGACGATTATTTTTTGTAACTGTAACAATTTTGGTAACAGTTGGGTATAGTAAATTAAATTTAACTTCTCTTGAAGAAATCTTATTTTGTGAAACATTTTCATTTATAATTGCTTTAATTGTATCATTTCCTACTGTGTCTATATATGAATATGTTGCGAAATAATCTTTTAGAATAGAAGCTGTATCTACTTTATCTAATAGAGTATCATGAATAAAATTATATTTTGTTCTCCATTGTGGTACATATTTTGGGACTTCAACTGTTAATGTATCCCATTCAACACTTATTACAGTATCTCTGTGATTGTTAGGTTTAGGTGGATTTGGTGAATCACAAAATGATAGCCTTAAAACAAATATTAATAAAATAATGATTGTAATACAGTAAATTAAATGTTTATTCAAGCGATTATATCTTTTACTAAGTCTTTGACATTAACTCCCTTCGATTTAAATAACGCCTTAATTTCGTCTTTGTTAATTAAAGCTTTCAGCAACTTCATATCTTCAGATTTTAGCATTTCAGCTTTACCCATTTTAGTTAATTTAGATACCTTAGCTAAAATTCCTTTTTTAATTCGCTCGTATTTATCTTCTTGTTCAGGTGACAACTTAGCGGCATGTGAATTACCAACTTTTTTATCAGCTTTTGCTATTGCCGCTTTAGATGGTTCTTTTTCATCAAAATCTGTATTTAAAGATAATGTATTCTTTTTAGGCTTTGGCGAATCATATGATGTTGTTGTAGTAGATTTTTTAGGTGATGGTTTTGGTTCTGATTTTTCTTTTGCAGAAGTTATAAAAACACCTGCAGAAATTAATTCTCTAACTTTTGGATTAATTACCTGTTGCGACCCTTTACCTAAGGCAGCTGCTAGATCAGGTTGGGATATTCCCTCTTCTCCCGCTTCTTCTACTTTGGTAATCATATCTGCTAGCCATTTACCAGCATTTTGTTCTTTATAAAATGTAGCTTTTTCTTTGTTACCTATTTTAATTGTAGTTGCTATGCGCGCCATTTCTTCTAATTTAGAACCTTTATTGTTTTTAATAGCTATTAACATTTCTCTGATCCAATCAGCTTTAGGACCATAAATATTTTCATTTCCTTCAATATCTTTTAAAAATTCTGAAATATCATCATATGCATCTGATGATTCAGACCATGCTTGTTCTATATTTGAAATATATCCTCTTGATGTATATGCTTGTTTTTCTAAAATTTCACCTTCATTTAGTTGTTTATTTTCAATCATTTCATTATCTTCTAACTCGTCACTAAAATCATATCCTTTTAAAAAATTAAATAATGTTAATGATTCATCTTTTTCTGCTTCAGCCAGCATTTCAGAAACTAATTGTTCATGATCAGTATTAACTAAAGCATCATAAATTCTATCATCATTTGGTAAAACCTCTTCTTTAATCTTTTGACCAGCAGTACTAGTAATCGAGGATACATTAGGATCTCTTTTTAGTTGGTCCAACTCTTGTGGGTTTTTATAGGAAATCGACTTGGTTCCTGATTTGCTGGTTACCAATGCTGATGAATCTTCTTTCTGTAAACCCTTTTTCTTAAGGCATGTAGGACAAACCTTCATATCAGTAGTCGCATAATTATTACCAAGACAAGCAGCAACACTACCGCAGACAGTTCCTCCTTTACCACCATCAACATATATGTGCTTTGTGGTGTCAAATTTCTTTGCCCAAAAATTATAATCAGCTGATTCAGCTAATGTTGATATAATTTCTTCGCGTATCTGTTTTTTAAACTCGGATAGTTTGATTTTCATAATTAATAGAATTGTTTATATATAAATATTATGAAAATATTGCTGATTTAACTGCTTCAATCCTTTGTTCAATTGAACCAGACAAATATATTAAGCGTTTTGGATGATATTCTTTCAGTAGTTCCTGGATAGTGTAATCGATTTTGTCCCTATATATAGGATCTGTTGTTCTTACTGAATTGTTTTCAATTGGCACACCTTCAGGAGATACATAAAACACAACATCATATTCATCTTTAAGCAACATAGCTGTTTTAACCAACTGCTTTCTATCCTCAAAGTCGATTGATTGAGCACTTAATGTAAATGCTGAAACACACCATGGCGATCTATCTGCTAATAAGTTTTCATAAAATAATTCTGAAGCTCGTTCTGCTATGAATAATAGCTGTCCTTTTACTGTGCTATCAGTATTTAATGATACTCCTAAATCACGCAAATATTTGCTGCGTTCCGTTGCAATATGATAATCTTTAAATTGATCTAGTTTGGATAATTCTGTTACTAAAGTTGATTTACCAACTGAGACTGTTCCTGTGAAGCAAAATTTAGGCATATAAATTTAGTTTATATCCTGAATATAATATAAACTATTAACCCTTCCAACCAGAATCTTCTAATATTTCAATTACCTTTTCAGGTTTGATATTTTGTTTAGTTTCAATCAACTTTTTATTAACATCCATAAACTTAATTTCGTTAGTTGATCTCAATTTAGTTCGACTGAATTGTAATATTTTATCTTCTTTGTTATCTTCAACCCATTTTTGGATTAATAGCGATTTCCCAGATCCAGTAGCTCCTTGGTATAAAACAGAATTGTGTCTACTAAATTCATCACAAATTAGTTCATAATCCCTTTCTTGATAATCTCTTAGTGTGTCCATAACCTTTATTTTTAAAAATTTTCTATGAATTCAGGATGCTCTTGTTCTTTATTTTGGAGTATTGATTCTGCAACATAAATTCCTTGCGCACCTGATACTGTTATTCCTCTTGCACTAAGTGCGTCTCCTACAAAATGAATATTTGGATAGTCTATTAATGATAGATCTATATATTTTACTAATGGTTCAGGAGATAAATATTTTACTTCAGGAATATACATACCCCAATCATCACCAAATTCAAATATTTTATTCATATCATCAATAAAATTTTCAATATATTCAAAATACCCACCCATAACATGTCTAACATTATTTAATGAATGTTTAGATATTTCCCAAGCTGATACTGTTGTACCTTCTGATGTTAGTCCTGGTTTGCGAGTCATATTAGGTGAGTAATATAATCCTGTATTATTTGCTTGACATACTTTAACTACATTTCTACTCCATTCAAATGGGTTTTCAATACCCTTAATTTCCATTAGAATACCAAAGTTAGTCATATCATTACGATATTCTTCACCTTTCTTTGCGTGTCCGTTATAGCTTATATCTCCATAAGTTTCTTCTACAGCAACATAAGCTGCATTATTGTTAGTACAAAATGATCTTAATGAAACATTTTCATTTGGTTTTTGATATAATTTGAAATCATAAGATATATCAATTAGCTTTTGGAAATATTTTTGTGGTGCTTCGAATCTAACACCTATTTGAACTGATTTTGCTTCTGTTTCTAAATTATATTGTTCAGCTAATTGTTTACCAAAATCAATACCTGATTTACCTACTGCAAAAATTAAAGAGTCGTATTTTATTTTATTTGTTTCCATCTGTTATTTTAATTGTACTATAAAAATTTGGGTTAATAATTTTTTGAGAATATTTAGAAATAAATTTGCTTTTTAAATATTTTGGTTTGATAAAGAAATGCTTAATTTTTAATAAGAAATTCTTAAATTTATTTTTATACCAAACTGTTTCTCCATTTATTTGAGTAGCAACAGTAACACAAACATATGGAGCCCAAACATATCCTTTTTCTAAACTTCCTTTATCTATTTTTACATCTTTATTTTCCATCCTTTATATGTTTTTGCTTTATTTGTGACTAAATTATATATTCCTTTATAAGTTAAATTATATTGATTTTGGAAATCATATCTAATACCTTCAAATTCTTCATTAGTATTTATATTAATAAAAGTATATAATTCTTTATTAGTTAATCTACGTTTACCTTCTATGGTATAATTTGATTTTCCTTTTTTCATATTACTTAAATGAAGTTTTAATTCTTCACTATAATGAAATCCTTCAGGACGACCAATTTTTATACCAGATTGTAAATGTTTTAATCCTTTATCTTTCCTTACTTTAGTTCTATTTTGTTTTATACCTATCTTTTTAGATCTAATTTTTTCAATAGTCTCATCAGAATGTTTATTAGGACCACCTCCACCTTTATTTTGATTAATCAAATTAAATCCCCATTGTTTAAATTGTTCAATCCAATAACATTCCCACTGTTTCCATTCTTCAATCTTAACTTCATCTATAACATAAAACTTAATATCCTCTCCATATTCACGTTTCCAATCCGCTTCTCTAGATCTTATGTTTTTAGTTTTACCTATATAAAATACATTATTATCTTTTTCTAAATAATATATAAAAGCTTTATTTTTTATCTTCAATTGGTTTGTATTCGACTTCATTAGTTTCAAAATTTATATTGGTGACCTCATGTTGCCATAAGAAATTAACACCCTTCGATAATAAATATTGATACCATTTGGAAGCTATAAGAGAAAGATAATTACTTCCAATATGCCATACAGGAAATAGTCTAAGTCCAAAATATGGTTTAATAAATTCAGGTTCTTCTATAGGATTACTACAAAATATTTCTTCAGGACATGGATGAAAACGCTTGAAGTTAGCTATTACCTGATCGAATAATTCCATAGCTTTTTCCTCACCACAATATTTAGATAGTTGACCACCAATAGCAGTATGGTAGGTTAATTTACCATCTGACCAACCTCCAGCTCCTAGCATACCTTCCATAACTTGCTCAGGACTACGAGTATATGGATCTTTACCTTTATCTATAATAGTTATTAGTTCACCTGGATATCCATTATCTACTAATTTTGTTGCAGCATTAATACCTGCAACCCCAGCACCAATGATTATAATTTTATCAGTGTATTTTTTCATATTTTAAATTTTTCTTTATACTTTAAAACAGCAGTTTCTTTCATTTTACATTCCATCATTACATCAATATCTAAACCATACAATTCAACTTTATTGAAAATATAATCACTGTGAGCTTGTGGTTTAACTTTTAAACCTTCATTTATACACTTAGATTCACTATAATGTACACAAGGTTTTACATCCCCCCAAGTTGATACAGCTAATTTTAATGCTTCTTCTTCTGTTTGATTGCCTGTACAAAACTTATGGTGATGATAATCAAACACAATAGGAATACCTACTTCTTGATGAATTAGTTCATATAACTCTTTAGTTGAATACATTGCTGCCTTATCATCATTTTCAATTGTCAGTCTTGACTTGATTTGACTTGACAGTAATTTAAAATTTTTTACAAATGTTTTTGCAGTGGTAATTTTGTCTCCATATGCTGCTCCCATGTGTATGTTTATTTTGTTGAATGGAGTAACACTTAAATCCATTAAATCCATAATGTCATTATGCATTTGTAAATCACTTACACTATTATCAATAACATGTTGATGTGGACTAGTAAGAATACAATATTGTCCAGGATGCATTGTGAGTCTTAAATTATGTTCTTTAGCATATTCCCCACAACGTTTTAAAATTTCTTTAATTTCATCAAAGTCTTTAAATTCAAACCAATTTAATTTATTTCCCCATGGAATGATGTTTGATGATATTCTAAAAAACAAAAGATTGTTTTTAACATTCCAATGTAAAATCTTTTCTAAGTCTCTAATGTTTTGAACTGCTAAACTGCTACAATACTCTAAACCTTTTTTACTTAATGTAGCTTTTTTTAAGCTTCTGTTTGTAGTAATGTCTTGTGCTTTTAGTGTTTCATTTAAACACGCATAACCATAATTTACTTTTGTCATATCTTTTTTTATTATTTAAATATACGAAAGAAAAATTAAAAAATTTATTTTTTTATCAAGAAAAATATCTCCTTTTTAGAGGAGACATCAATTTATATATTACTTTCTTCATCCTCACCTGCCATATAATTAGCACAAGTAAGAATATTTTCTGTTGCAAGAGTTATTTTTGATTGGACCCATGCTGGAATTTGCATATTATCGCTTTTAATTTGTGATTTTAAAAGACTAACAGATCTTTCAATAGTTTCAAGTTGATTTTTAATCATTTCACCTTCTTTATCAAGCATTGTACCATTAGCAATAGCAATATGATCTTCTTTTAAAATCTTACTAATTTCTTCTTCAGTAATGATTCCTGCAAGTTTTTGCATTTTTTTAAATTGTTTGTTGAGTGGTTGTTTCATTGTTTTATTTTTTATTGTTTACTACCATTTTTTACAGGACCAGTATCTTGCTTTCCATTTTGGACCTGGATTGCTGCAATTCATTCTAGCTCTAAATGCTTTTCGTCTAACAGGATTGTTTTTCTTTATATTCATTCCTTTTTGACCAAAATTCACTTTTACTACATTTCCTTTTTCATTCTTAACATAAACTTTAAATTTTTTAGAATCACCTCTCATAGGTTTATTTAAAGTAATATTTCGACCTTGATATTTTGCTTCTTCTAAAATACCATTAGTTTCTTCAATACATTTTTTAAGTTCTAAAATAAATTCATTTACTTTAGAATCATCAATAGTATATTCTTCTATCATTTTTTTTCTAATTTTTCTTTAATTCGTTGTCTAATAATTTGTTCGTCCCTTTTAGTAGGAACATAATCCCCTAATAAATATTTAGGAACATTATCCCAAGCATTTCCATAATATGAAATATTGTATCCTCTATTTACACATTCTTGATAAACTTCTTCATATCTATCTTTAAGATATTTTAATTTGTTATAAAAAAACGCTACATGGCCTTTACCTAAAGTAAATTGACTTGGTATATTTTTAAGGTTATATCTACCTTTTGATACATTATTAGGTATTCGTTTCATTTCCCGATGTTCACTAAGTAAATGTCGAGTAGTCAATTTTGTTACAGGATAATTAACATTTATGCGAGTCATATATTTAATATATGACCTTTATTTCAGTTACCAAAATTTTATTCAGAATATTTAACTCCTTTGTTTTTGTAGATATCTTTTAATGTATTATCTCTATCCTCATTAGTTCCTAATATAACAACACATGGGTTTATATTCCATTTTTCCATTTGTTCTCTCTTAAAAGCATAAGCAGCCTCTTCTCCCTCACGACCTCCATTTTGTAAAAAATCGTCACTATAAAATCCTCTATTATTTTTATTATCCCAACCAACTACCCAATATCTTCTTTGGTAGGGGCTTTCATTAATCACCTCCTCAGCTATTTCAACCAATTTCTTCATATCTGTTGTTTTAAATCTATTTAATAAAATATTTAATATTGCTAATCTGGCTCTATTTTGAATGAATTCTATTTTTCTTCTTTTTAAATATACGGGTCTAACTTCATCTAATATATTAATAACCTCTTCATCACTAAACCCATTATTTTTTAAATCTTTAAACCAATTATTAAATGCTGTTGTAGTGCTTCCTTTAGCATCATTAATAAAATTAACTAAGTTTTGAGATAATTTATTTACTAATTCTTTATCATTATCTCCAATAACCTCCTCAGCAAATTTTTCTGCTTCTT